ACAGTAGGCTCTATTGTATATGATTCTAAAGTTATTTTTTCCATCTTAATAAAAGGCCCTCCTTCTAAACTCTCATATCTTACATATGAATTCAAAAGATGTAAGAATAATTCAAACCTTTCAGGACAGAATTTCATGTTTAATTCAGCTAAAGCTGTAGACATGCTAGTACCTTCACCTAGACAAAAATAGGTGAATTGTCTATGCCCACTCCTGCTTAAATGAGAGTGTCTGTAATGAGACTTAAACTCAGCTGAAGTATATTCACTTCTGTTTCCGTATATTTTACTGAGCATAGATATTTTTCCTTCATTACAAATATCAAAACAACAAACTACAAAAAGATTTTTTATTTTGTGAGATCTGTTTTCTCTATTTTTAATATAAAATTCAGGGAATCTGATGATAAGATAGCTATGAGAGTAAGGTATACTTTCACAATTAATAGATGATATAAATGTTTCCCTATTAGTAGTGTAAAATGAGTTTTCTGGAAACACATCTTCAGCAATTTCTGCAATAGTTTCTTCTACATCTGTTTCTTCAGTTTTTTTATTAGAATTTTCTTCTATTGTTTCTTTTACAAATTCATCTAGAGATTCCATCTCATCACTTAATGATTCTGAATCATCAACTAGCTGAACTTCCTGATCTTGCAATCTAGATTGCTCTTCTTCCCATGAGGATAACTGAGCTTCTAACACTGCTAGTTCTTCATCACTAATCATAATATGTTTTTTTTTAAAAAGGGAGAACTATTAGCTCTCCCTTTTTTTTGTTAATTAATTGTGTTTTGCTTAATAAATTCTAGCTCATCATTAATTTCTTCTGCAAAGAAATCAATTAATTTTTTCTCCATAGCAGCCATATGCTCTTGAGGAGAAGAATATTCATGATTATCTGCCATGTTTATTAATTTAATCCACTTTTCATCTGCTTAGGAGTAAGGAAGATTAAGAAATCTCCGTCAGGCAGTGTAGAGTCATCAAAATCAAGACCGTTTTTTGTCTGCTGAACAACAGCTGACATTGCATCTGGAGATAAGTCAGGTATTTCAGACTTAAGTTCTCCCCAAGTAGTTGCTGCAGATTGAATTACTTTTTTTGTGTTTAATTGCGTTGACCAAATTGATACTGTTCTCATTTTTGTAAATTTTAAATTGTAATTTATTGTTTTAATTAAATAAAGAATCACCTGCATCTAGCATAGCTGTATATTCTTCCATAAAGATAGAATACACCCTTTCAGCTTCTATATACCTGTGGTTATTTCCTGCATTGTTTTCTTCTACTGTGTTGTCTAGGTTGTCTTCTAAGGCATACCTTATAACACTAGAAGATTCAGAAGGATTTATACCTAGATTCCTCAGTTCTTTGTTAAGTTTTTTACTAAACATGTTTTTTATAAGACTTTAATATATACTCCAGGTTTATCTTTGTCATAATGATCAAATTTGCCTTTTATCTTGAATGGCTTTGGAACCATGATTGTAGTGTTATCATCTTCCATCCATTCATGTTTAACCATTAAGTCTTGTACAGTTTGAACTGGATTAACCCAGTCATATTTATGTCTAGAACCCCTCACAAAATAGAAACCTATAACATACGGCTTTTCTTTTCCAGCCAACAGTTCTATAAATTTATCTTTGCTTTCTTTCCACACTTTTTCCGTTGCAGATTCATAAGCTCTAGTGGTTTTGCTTTTTATAAGCATACGTCCTGTCCACTGCTTAGAGTTTTTACTGCTTGGAACATTTCCATTGATAAATATCATAATACTAACTCTTTTTAGGTGTTAATATTGATCTAGCTTCACGTCCAAATTCTTGGTTGTTTGGATACAACTCTTTAGAGTTATAAACATTTTGGTAAACGTCAAGTATTTCAACTTGTCTTGTTGTCATACCTGTAAACACTACATGACCATAATCTGGATGATTTACCGTCCACTTTTCTTCTTTTGCCATATTACTTATTTTAAATTGTTAATCACTAATTTATGTTTAAATAGATTCCATTGACAAAATCAGATTGAAAGTATTCTTTAGAATCTATATCCATAATTGTAAGCTTTCCTCCCCAGCCTCCACCAGTATCCATATTCCACACATTACATCTATTCATTGGTACAGTAATTTTACCATTTAGTATCTGGTTTGAGTCTTTAGACTCTTTTACGTTACCTTTTGCTTTCCAGCTAGTAGTTGAAGTGTGACCTAGATATACTTCAGAATACTTGTAAAACCTATTTGAAGCTGTTGGATTTAAAATCCTTTCTTGAGGCAGTCTGTTACGGTCTTGCATCAATGCAAGTTCCCATAAATCCCTATCCCAATAGTAGTTACTTTCATCTAAATCATGACCTAAACCTTTAGAGGAAGAAAATCCACCATGAACAAAAGCTCTATTATTATCATCAACATAAAAGTTGACTTGCTTTCTCCAGAACTTTTCATAATGATCATTCATTTTGTCATGCTTTCCTTTGTATGACTCTATTGTTTCATCTCCTCCTTGCTGCACCCAAGGCACTAAAGCTATTCCAGTTTCAAACCATTTATGCGCCCAAGCATCATGATTACCTTTTATAGATATAAGGTTTTTTATTGATAACAATTCATCAACACACTTATCTGTCTCTGGAAATCCGTCTGCTACGTCACCTAGTTGTATTAGTGTGTCATTCTCTTTATCAAAGTTAGATCTTTCTAGGCATTGTATTAGTGACTTATATCCACCGTGGATGTCACCCATGCAAAATGTTTTACCCATAATTTACTATTTTTAATAATTCTTCATAATTGTATTTCTCTACATAATCACTAGGGTCTTTAACTCCTGATGTTATAGGTATGCACATTTCTTGCGCTGAATAAATACCAGCATGCTTATTAGAAGCTTTTATACCAGGTTCATCATTATCATAAAAGATTACTAATTGTGAGAACCTTTCTTTTAGTTCATTAATTATTTCATCTGGTATGATTGTTGACTCTGCGCTAGGAGCTACTGCATGAAAATTTAGTTTTCTAAGTGTTATAACATCCTTCATGCTTGAAGTAATGTATAAAACATCTCCTTTATCAGGCAACTGTGCATAACCTTGAACGTCATGCTTACTTATATTTGAAAACCATTTAAAATCTCTTGGCCCAAGAGGTTGGTAAATCTTCCATTTTTCTAAACCATCTTTTGAACCCAAATAATACCCATAAGTATTATCTTTGCAACTGTACAATTTTCCGTTAATCCAGAAAAACTTTAATGGGAAGACACGGAAATAGTCTAACTGCTTAGCAGTAAAACCATACTTTTCTCCCCAGTACGCCTTATCATGTAAACTCCATGGGCGTCTCTGAACTTTTATCACTGCTTTTTCCTTAACATAAGCGTTAACATCAACCTTTTTATTAGGAACACCAAAGAATTCCATTGTTGGAAGTCCTTCTATGTCTCTATAACCTAGATTTAATTCAAAATCTCTGTTAATAATAGACAAAGTCATCTTAAAATCTGTGTTGAATTTACGCTGTATGTACCCTAAGTCATCAAATGAATCTCCTGTTGAAAAATCTTTATAAAACAATTTTCCTTCAAAAGCTTGTACAATACAAGTAGGGGATTTATCCTGTCTTAGCTCACTACAAAATATCTTGCCAATTTTCTTAAAAGGCTTACAGTAGTATGAAAACAAATCATAACCACTGAGTTTAGATCTTATAGCGTCTAATGTCAACTCCCTCTTTCCGTACATAATCCAAGATAAAATGAGGGGATAGATTTCTCTACCCCCTCTGATTTTATTAACTAATTAAACTAAACAACTCTTAAAACGGAGAGTCTTCTGTAGTTCCAACGTCTACTTTTGGAGTTTCAGTTGGCTCTTCCTTAACATAGCTGTCATACTTAGAATTAGTTGACAATGTATCTGCATTTTCAGGAAGTGCAATCCAGTTTGGGTAAGTAGGTATAGTTAAATAACCTTTCTTGTAAACAAACTTCATTGTAAACACTTTACCTGCAGCTTTAGGCATCACAATTGATGAAACCTTGTTAATAAAATCAACAAAATTACTTGGTGCTCCACCTGCTTCTATTCCTGCATAATACTCTTCCTCAGTCATAACCTTTGTGGCTAAATGCTTGATTGTCTTGTTTAAGTTAGCAATTTGCCACCCTTCACTACCTTCAAACAATGCAATTTTCACAAGTGAGCCATTCTTTTGCTTAAAAGTTAAAGTTGCTCTAGTCTCAATAGTGTTTCCATCTTTATCTTGAGCTAAACCAATACTTTCTAGAACGTTTCCTTCTACTCTCTCACCAGCAACTGGCTGAACATAACTACTATCTCCTTGAATTGCTTGTCCTTTCTCATCTACTCTACTTCCGTACATAACTTCTCTTTTTTAAAATTTATAAATCAAATATATAACTAAATTAACTATTATGCAAGCTCATCTTGCGTTAAAACTCCAGAATCTACTGTTGTAACTGACTCTACTGCAGGTTGTTGAGTGGCTGCTGTGTTCAAATTTACTTCTTCAGTTCTTGGAGTAACATCATCTATTAATACAAATGACTTAGGTGGTCTAGTCTTTTTGTTAAGTAATAGTGGATGCTTAAACATTTCTTTTATTTCAGCTTTTGTAAGCTCATACTTTTCTTCAATAGAACCTATTTCAGATACATATCCTCTAGTATCTGTAGTCCTAGTTACACCATTGTTTAGGTGGTTCAACACTTCTTTAATTGAAATCTGCTTCATTTTTGTTTAAAGTTTAAATTAATCAATGTAAATTTTATCCCAAGCAACCTCAGTCACATCATTTTTCTTCTCATCATATTTTGCCATAATTATTTCTTGGCCTTTTAGATGATCAGGTCTAGCACCACAAGTAACATCATCAGATGACTTGAAGTTCATAATCAACTGATTGTCACCTCCCCTGTATAAATAACCAATAGCATCAGCATCTGAAGTTACAATCTGCTTAAGTTTACCAGTAAGATCAAGGTCTTTTACCATAACTTCCTTACCTTTCTTCTCAATAAACTTATCTTTGATGTGACCAACTAAGATAATATGATCTGCAAGCTTCTTGATCTTGTTCAACCAAGCAGTGAACGCTTGCCTAAGCCAGAAATAACCTGCACCTTGAGGTAATTCTAATATAGATCCACCATCAAAGTTCTTACCCATTGGTGTTGACATATACATAGCTTTTGCCACTCCAAGACACATTTCTTCAAGCTTTGTTACTGTATCAATTGTAACATACTTGTAAGGCTTCCCTGCTTTCACAATAGCTGTACCTG